AGTCCATCAAACAAACTGCCACCGGGACTATTAATATGAAGTTTAATTTCTGGTAATGGTATATCTAATACATTAGCTGTATAAATAAGATCATTACTCATTTCTTTAAGAGATTTGTTTAAGGTTAATACACTTTCTTTAGAAACTTCTGTATAAAAATATATACTGCTGTCATCAGCAGTAACCTCAAGATTGTCTTCATCCCGTTCTCTTGTTTTACGCTTTGGAGAATCTTCTTTTTCTTCTTCAATACGCTTAACAAGTTTAAACATATGTCACCTATTTTTTGGTTAGTTTCTTCTTACTGGTTTTATCTTTTGTTGCAGCTACTTGTTGCTCTACTTCTTTTACTGCATTTACTAAACTTGGATCTACTCTAGATTTAACAACGTATTGACTTTTTTCTTCACCACATCTTTTAATTTTAAACTGCATAGTAGCAGCCTTCTCAGACAACTGCAAGCTTTTTTTCAGTGAAGCAGCTTCTTCATAAGTATTTACATATCTTTCATTTATCCAATTTTGGTCTGACATGTTTTTTCCTTTTCTTTTTAAAGTCTTCTTCTGTTAGTTCTGGATGTCTACACGCTTTTAACATCATAGATATATCATATTTTAATTCTTTTGAAGATTCACCCCAAGGTATTTGATAATCAGTATACCCTACTGGTTTACCGCTTAAATCATAATATACTTCTATTATACTATATTCTTCATTAAAGTTATTATCTATTCTTTTAAATACTCTATAATTCCAATGACTAATTTTAGATTTTTTCATAAAACCTCAAAAAATTAGGCGTGTTATGACACCAAAGAGCGATCCCTTGATTGAGTTACAATCGTGATCTTTTCCTATTCCCCAACCAACACAAGGTTCATAATATAGACATTGAGAATAGCCTCCAGTTTTTGATTATCTACAGGGTTCATCAAAAACCTTCGTCAGCGCTTTCGTTTTTTCTCCCGCTGTTAACGGACTATATCTTTTTTGAATTGGATTTTGGCTCACTCATTAAAGATGGCTACCCCTAAGCCAACTACCTAATAAAAATTTGGAGATAGCGAGAATCGAACTCGCGTCCACCAATTACTAGTATAAAGTCATTCACAAGATTAGTTAAATTTTCTAATTTAACAAAATATCTCATAAATTTCCAACCATCCTTAATGAGAATCGGATCCACCTACAACAAGTAGGGTAACCATTTTTTACAACGTTGTAACTTTTCTGTTTCTAGGTAAGTTACCAACCCAACTAATTAAGCAGCTAGTGCGTAATCAGAAAGCTCAACATTATCGTTGGCGTTTACTGTTTTGTAATTGTTTATTATAGTCTATCAATTACTCAGACTTCTTGCACTTTATATTTTGTTTTCAGTGTCGAAACCTAGTTATCCCCCTAGTTCTTTTAATGCTGATTCGCTGTATTTAACACGGATATCGTGATGAAGTTTTGCATTACCGTTTACTTTGCGAGTAATTTCATCAAGATTCCATGCATCAGCTAGTTCTAATAAATTACGATCTTTAAAATATTGACAAGCAATTCTGGTGCTGATATCTGGTTGACAAGCTAATTCTGGATTATTAACAAGATCTACTCCTAGTTTTTTAGACATAGTAGTATAGTTAGCACGACCTGTCAATTGAAGAACACCACGACCAATAAACTTTGGACCGTCGCCAGCTTCTGTATTGCCAAGATTTTTTCTACCTTCATAAAGAGTACCAGTTGGTTCAGCAGCGTTTTTTGGATCTGCTTTATTATATTTAGATGGTAATTCTTTGTCGTATTTTAATTCACCACTTTCGACTCCTACTTGACCAAGAAATGCTGCGATTCTTTTTGGTGTATTGATAGCAAATTCTGGAAATACTTTGTTAAAAGCATCAGTATATAATTTTAATTTATCTGCTGATATTTTAGGATATATTTTCTTTAGTTGGGATTCTGTTATTAGTGACATATGTTTCATCTCCTTTCTCTGTTGGTTGATAGCAGTGTTCTAAATTATATTTTTTTAATATCTTTTTGAATCTGCCATACTGTAATCCTAAATATCTAGCAGCCTCGGTTTTTGACCTAGTAATTGATATAGAATATTTAAGTAATGCCTCTCTACATAAATTAGGCATAGATTGCCAAAGTGGTAAACCATACAAAGGAACACCAATACTTTTATATACTAATTCTAATTTAAGAGCTATTAATTCTTCTAATGATAAATTAGAAACCATAATTTCAAAATAATCATTACTTTTATTTTGATTTCTTAAGTCTCTAATAGTAGAATATATATTATAGTTTTTATTTATTTTTCTTTGATAAATCATTAGCAACTCCCAAGATAGCGTAACCTGCTATATCATTCCAAGGAGATTCATCAAAAGCATTTTTATTATTAGCTATTCTAAATAATTTATCTATTACTCTAATAATAGCAAGAGCGTCCGTATATTGTTCTGGTTGAATACCATTAGGATATAGGACGCTCAATATTTTGTGACATTCAGCGAAAGAACTACCATATGCTGCATTTTTTTTATCTACTAAACTACCAATTTCTTCACCAATTTGTTTATATGTTTTATTAGTCATTATACAACCACTATAACATATTATACTGGTTCGTTAACTACTTTCTTTTTCTTAGTAAGAACTGTCTCGTTAACTTCAGTAATTACAGGTGGTTCTGGTTTAATTTCTTCAACTTGTGGTTTTTTTTCTTCTATTTTTTCTTCTATTTTTTCTTTTACAGTTAAAATTTCAGTTTTTTGCTGCTCTGCCAATTCTAATCTATAAAGTTTTTTTCTTCTTGCTGGGTTCATAAATTTTCCTTTTTAGTTTCTTAACAACACTTTTTTTCTATACTATGCTTTACGAATGATAAAAAATATTATATTGTTGGTTGTTCAGCTGTTTCTGGTGCAGTCTCAGGCGCAACTGCAGTTTCAGCACTTGCTTCCAATTCAGCTTTCTTTTTCTGTTTCTCAGCTTCATATTCTGGAGTTGTTGGTTCGGGAACAATTGTTTTCAATTCGTCTTCAAATTGATCAAAATATAAACCAAGATTTGTTATTAAATATTTATAAAACGTTTTGCGATCACTTGGGTTTGATAAAAGAGAATAAGATTCTAAAGTTTGTTTTTGGATTTTCTTAAATGTCTCTAAGGCAAATGCTCTACCGGTCGTGTCTTCTCCCTCGATTGGCTGAAATGCATTTTCTGGGTCTTTTTCTGCTTCTGCAGCAGCAACTTTTTCATCTCGTTTAATATCAATAAACATCTTTTTCTTTGGATCTGTATCTTGTTCTTCTAATTCTTCTTGTGGTGCTCCTGTTTGAGCAGGTTCTTTGGTGTTCTTATCATCATCATTAAAATATACAGAGGCAGTAGATAATAAATTTTGTGTTGCTTTCATAACATGCGCTCTAAATGATTTACGCTGAGATAAGTCTGTAGTAAGATTCTTATAACCTGTTTCAATAACAGGAATAATATTATCTAATAGTTTAGCCAGCAAATTAATGCCAGTAGATTCATGAGGAGCAGTTTCTTTAACTTCTGTTAACATTTTACGTATTAATTTTCTTAAAGCTTTTTCTTCACGAAGTTCAACACGTAAATTATCTTTTTGTTCTTTACGAATTTTTAATAAAATATTTTTTATATAACTTCTTAATTCTTCTGTTTGTTCCATTGTTAAGACTCCAAATCTTGTTTTTTTACAGCATAACCTTGCGCTGCTGAAGAAGCTCCACCGGCTGTTGACATCTCTTTTACACTTTTAAAATAATTAATTTGTTTTTCTCTATTACGAACAGCTTGTTTAGAATTATAACATCCTAAGTTTCTTTTTGTTTTTTTTGATAATAAACAATATTTATTACCACGCTTAGTAATGGTTTCATTAATTATTTTTTCAATATTATTTTCATCTATAACTTTTTTTTCTAAAGATGATTCTGTAAAAGGTTTAAAAACATTTAATAATTCATTTATTGGTTTATAAAAACCTGATGGTTTATAAACTTCGCCGTCATAATAAAAAGAAAATTCTTTATTATTAGTATATTTATCTAAGTGTTTTAAATTTTTTAACTCATTTTTTAATCCTAAAAATGAATTAGAAGTATTAATATAATTAATTGAATTATTAATTTGTTTGTTCAATCGATTAAATGATGTATTATTAGTCAATAACATATATGCTTGAATAGTTTTTAATAAATTTATAGAATAATTTATTATAATTTCTTCTATTGGTTTAATAGCATTTTTTAATATTTCTTTTTTACTAAAATCATTTAAGATATTATTTCTAATATATTCTCTTTGTGGTACTTCAAGTTTATTATAAATATCTTGACTACCTATTCCTTTAATACCTAATACTCTTTTAGCAATGTTCATTTTTGATAAAGGATTATATGAACCAGTATTAGATTTTTCTAATAAAGCGTTTAATAATATATATACCCTTGAAAGTATGTAATCATCTATTGTAGAATCATCACCAAGAACAAACTTACTATTTCCAATATATGAGTTTGTATTACTCAATGAATTGTCAATTTTATTTACAGCATAATTATAATATTCTTGATTTTCGTGTTCTCTTAATTTTCTTATGGCAGCTACTTCATTTGTATAATTTTCATATTTTAATTTATTTTGCCATTCAGTTAAAAGATCATTAAACTTATTAACTTGTATTGTAACTTCTTTAACTATCATTTTACCAGATTTATCATATTCTCCATGACCATCTGGTAAAACATTAAAATGTTTAGTATTATAGTTAAAAGCATTATCAGGTTTTAAAATTATTTCTATTGTATAAAAAATATTGTTATCAGAACCAAATATACTTTCTTGTTCTTCTTGATTCATACTATTAATATTTTTTTCTAAGTTATTTAAAGAATAAAATATTTCTTCTTTTAAATTTTCACAAGTTTTTAAATATTCATTAATATTTTTATATTTTTCTTTTATTTCTGAAGGGTTGTTAGCAATTAACAATTTTCCTTCTTTAATATTATATGATAATAAAACTTTTTTACCTTTTGGAAGTTCTTGTTTTTCTAGAACAAAATTAGAAGTTTTTGATAAAGCCTCTTTTAAATTTTTAAAAGATAGCTTACCATTTTCATATAAACTTCTAATTGATCTTTCAAAAAGTAAATTTTCCACTTTATGTTTCCTTATCACCAACAAATATTTTATATGGCGTATTTGTATTCTTTAAAGATGGAACACTGTTTACATGCTGAATAAACGGCCTGTAAACAGTGGTTCCTCCAGAACTACCACTGAGCCATGAAGGATCAATATTTATTGTAAAGTCCCTAGGCATTATTTTTTAATAAAACGACGAATTAGTTCATTATAAACTCTTTCTTCTTTAGTTTTAAATGCTTCATTTAATAAACGCTCGCGGGATTCAAAAAGAGTTGGATATGGATTTTTTTTGCTTTCTTGCATTTCTTCAGGTACATCTGAAGCTTCTAGACGTGCAATATATGCAGCAATTTCCGCGTCTATTTCTTCTCTTTCTGCTTTTCTTTTAGCTATTAACGCTTCTAATTCTTCATCAGACATCATTGGAGCATCATCTGCTTCGGCTCTTGCTGCAGCACGTCTTCTGGCTTCTCTTTCTTTATCGGCTATATCAAATGCCATAGCGCTATCATATGGATCTACCTTGGAACGCTTACCACGTACTGGCATTTCTTCTGGTTCTTCTACACCTTCATCATCATCTATTTCTAAATCTTTTAAATCATCTGCACTGGCTTCTTCACCAGTATCTAAATCTTGCCTTTTGTCCTCTTCTTCTTCATCAGGGCGATACATACTCATACCGCCTTTATGTGGAGCAGAACTTCTTTTTATTAACTTATCTAAATCTTCAATTTCATGTAGTCTGTCCATATCTTCCTTTTTCATTTCTTTTTTACCTTTTTTTGCTTGTTTAGCAGCTTTTTTCATTGGCTCTTTTTTGTTGCCGTCATTATCCAAATCTAAGAAATCTGGTTTAGAAGCTTCATTGAGAGTTGTTTTATTTTTTTTAAACATATTTTTTTTCTCCATTTTCATTGTGTCTGTCCAAGTACGAAACATCATATTTCCACGCTCAAACGCATCTCTTTCCATTTCTTTTAATCCTTCATCATGTAACATATAAGAAGGATCAGAAGCAGTTAAGGATATGTTTAGATTGTCATTAAAGCCATTTAGCTTTTGATCATGATGTATTAGCTCATGTGCAAAAGATCTAAGTACATCTTTACCATGCCTATCAGTTATAAAAAGACAAATTTCTTCTGTTTCTGGATTATAATAACCTGTTTTTCCTAGTATATCTTTTGAATTTTGTTTATCTTTTTTTAAAGTAACTTTAGGTTTCCTTTTCAAATTTAATAAATTATTGGCAAAATTATAGTATTCTTGAATATAAAATTTCAAGTCTTCATGACTAATATTTTCAAATAATAAATTGCTCATTATAAATAAAAAAACTACTTATGCACTATGTCATAAGTAGTTCTTAGGATAGATAAAATCTTAATTAATTAGTATATTTGGATGTGGATTACTGTTTCTTTTTTATCTTCTTTTTCTTTTTTTTGTATATATTTTTGATATTCTTCGTAATAATTTGGTAATTCTAGTAGTAATTCTTTTCTTTTTTCTTTCTTAGGAGGTAAGAACATTAATATTTCCTCTGGGAGAACAGCCCCCTAATATTATTTAGTATTATGCTTGAGCTATAGCATCTATTTTTTTCTTATTTATATTTTTATAAATCCTTCTGTAATGATCTGGATGATCTATCATAAGCTGAGATAGAAAGTCATTTCTAGCCGAACTTGACATTTTTGTAAAAACATAAACAATTTGTTCTATATCTTTTGACGATAATTTATCCGGCATTATTAATTTTTTTAAAAGCATCGTATGGTTCCTCAAAAGTGAAATACTTATTTTCTGTATACTTCATCAACTGTTCCCACACTATTACTGTTCTTTCGCAATCCGCTAAAGCAGTATGCGCCCTTCCACTGTATTTAATATTAAAATATTTGCACATGCTATCCATTGAACATGATTTTAGTTTTCCTTCATTAACTAGTTGTTGACCCATGCTTTTTGTATCAATATATTTTGGAATTTTAGGAAACTTTATGCCATATTTCCAATATTGTTTGGAAATAAAACGTAAATCAAAAATTAAATTTTGACCAATTAAATGATCTGATTTACTAAATATTTCTTCTAAAATATTAAAACATTTAACAAAAGAAATAGAATTTTTCCAATCATTTTCATTATAACCATTAATATTTAATGCTTCTGGTGAAGCAGCTAAAATATTGCTAGGTTTTATTTTAAATTCATGTTTTTTAAGACAGATTAAATCTGCATTATCTTTTAGTTCATATTCAATAATACCTAATTGAATTATTTCATGCTTTTTTAAATCCAACCCAGTTGTCTCAGTATCTATAGCGGTGATAAACATTAAATTCTTTCTAAATAAAATTTCCAACACTCTGGAATATTATTTAAGCCATAATATTCACTATTAATTTCTTGAATGTATGGAAGCTTGTTTGGTTTTTTTGGTACTTTAAATAGTTTAAAATTTATTTCTTTTAGACTTTTCTCACCTTTTCTTTGATTACAAGAATAGCAAGAAACAACAACATTTTCCCAAACAGTCTTTCCGCCATCTTTTTTGGGAACAATATGATCTATTGTAAAAGTGCTTAAAGAAACTTTTTTAACACAATATTGACATAAACCTTCATCTCGTACCCAAACATTTTTTCTAGAAAAACGGATTGATTGTTTATGCCATGTTTTTTTATTATTTTTAAATGCAATAACAGCAGGAATTTTTAATTTTATTGATGGTGACTTAATATAAGCATCGTATTCTTCTACGATATTTGCTTTGTTTAGAAATACTAATGTAACCGCTTTTTCCCAAGTAATAACACCAAGCGGTTCATAAGAAGAAGAAAGAGCTAGAACTTTCATAGTGCCTCCATAGCACGTACATCATACTAGCTCTTGCTCCGCAGGTAAAGCCCTTACTATACTTGGACGTGCATAATTTCAGTAGTGCTATTATCAGATTTAATATTTAAGTCTTTAACAAATACACTATTAACATTTCCACATTTAGCACATGAGAAAATAGGAATTGGTGCCATCATATCCTTACCTGTCTCGGTAACCAATCCAGAAACATGTTTTATTACAAACGTTTGATTAAATACTTCATTACTGCATTTTTCACAAGCAACATTTTTTGCACTTTGTACTTGCATAGCTGTTAAATTAGACATATATATCTCCTTATAAACTCATAATAATCATACCTGCAAATGCCATCAACAAACCAACTAATTTATGACCTTGTAACTCATTGCTTAGAATAATAAATGCTGTAGAATACCAAGCTGCATGAAAGAAGAAAGTTTGGAACACCGACATCAATGTTAGTGGTAAAATATTAGCTCTTAATTGATAAGCAAAAATACTAGCACTTATAAAGCTAGTTAAATAAGACCAATACCATCCATATAAACCATCTCTTATTGCTTTAGATAAAAAAGCAGCAAATATTCCATTGCTTACTAAACAAATAGCAACAATAATAATTTTTATTTGATTTGTCACTGGCATATTATAACATATTATAGTTTAATTTTACACATGTCCCATTCCATAATTTTTCTTCTTATTTGCGGCACTTTATTATTCCGATGATCTTTTTTGATCACTGCCCAATAAGCACCATTTTTTACAACTATTTTTTCATGACGTTTTATTTGTGCAGTAAGTATCCCTATGCCACATGATAAATTAAAATATGGATCAAATATTGTTTTTCTTATATCATCATCTTCAAATTGTATATCTTGTGTCCAATTAAAATCACAATAATTTCTCCAGTAAGAATCTTCATAACTCAATTGTAGCAATCCTTCGCTGGCTATAGTTTTTCTAGTAACACGATCTATTCCCAAGCTTGGTTCTTCCATGCGGGCTTTTTTATTCCAACCGCTTTCATACCAACTCATCATAGATATAAGCTGCGCCCAAACATCCACTTGTTCATCACGATTTAGTTTATAAAAATTTGGACAGAACAAATCCATATCCTGAACACGATCAAGGATCTCAAAATTACGATAGATTTGTTCACGCACATGATCACTCCAACGATAACGCTTTGGATGATCTTTTTCCCAAGCAAGAGGCTTGTGAATGGCGGCTGGCACAATACCAGAAAACAAAAAAAGGGCCGCGAGGCCCGAAACAATTTTTTTCCAATTTATCATGGATTTATATCCCTTTGTAATGTGTTAGCATATCGCGGAGGCGGTTTAACACTCTTCCAATATATGCTGCCAAAAAAAGCAGTAAGTATTAAAATAGCTCCAAGACCGGCACAAAATATCAAATTAAGTACATCAATTAATTCCCTTTTTTCTTTATCACTCATATTATATAGCTTTCCATAGCAACCAGATGATGCCGCCAGCTACACATAATAGTACAAACGCTTTGGCTATGTCAACCAAGCGGTCAAGTTCATTTTGATTCATGCTTATTCCTTTATAATAGGTATAACTTCTAATTGGTCATCATATAGATAAAGCGGCTCCTTATCCACCCCCCTATCGATCTCTATATAATAAGTACCAGTATATTCTTCTCTGTCTATGCCGCTAACATATCCATAAACATCTTCGTATTTACGAACACGAACAAAATCACCCAATTGTACAAGGCATTGGCGATTCATAAGACACTATTCAGGTTTAGAATTATCTAATAAATAATTTTCTACTGTTACTCCATAGGTATGCATAAAAGCACGCTCACAAGCTTCCATAAGCGCTCTATAATCTTCATTATAAAGCATTTCTGCTAATTCTTTTGGCGTATCTCTATAAAATTTTAAAATAGAACCATATGAAGCTTCTTCTGTTAATGATTCTTTAATGACTTCTCGTAAATATTCTTTAGTTATTTTCATAGTTTTCTCCTTTAAAATATATAGTCATAAAAGCAATAAAAAACCCGCCAACAGTGGGCGTGCCGCCATACAGCAGGGGGCAGAGGCAGTGCGGGTATCTTATTAAATAAGTGTTTGTACTTTTTGTAAATTGCTTATGCTATCTTCTATCAATTGTAGAACTTGTGGGTCACCGTTTTGTTGTTTGAAGGTAGAAGCTAGGGTAGCTAGATCTGCCATCATTACATCTATTCTGTCTACATTAATTTCGCGTTCTTTTTCTAGCATACCGCGTACATGGCGTACTTCTTCTTCATCATCGCTAGAATATGCTTCTTCTGCTCCAACTGCTTCTAGATCTGTTAGATCTGCCTCTTGCAGAGACTCTTTTATAAGAGCTTTTAAATATTCCTTAGTAATTTTCATGCTTTATTTTTTCTTTAGCAAATCAAGAAGTTTTTCACCAACTTTTTTATTTCTTTCATCACTTGAAGCAGCTAGTTGTCTGGCATATTTCATGACAGCAACCATGCCCTGACCAGAAGACATAGCGACTTTTCGCAAATCATCACGGCTTTTGGCTTTGTGTGCTTCACCGCGTGATGGACCCTTTAGGGCTTCAGCTTCGGTTAAGTTTTCTCTCAAGCTTTCACGAATTAATTCTGTTAGATATTCTTTAGTAATTTTCATAGTTTTTTTCTCATTTAGTCCAAGATGCATTTTTATAACTGGTTCACTATTTATATATTTTTTAAATGATCCATAATCACCCGGATATAGATTATCCCAATTTCTAACTATATCCGCTATTTCTTTATGATTTCCATGAAATATATAATTAGTTAATGCATCTTCCCGTTTTTGTTTGATCCGCAAAGGTGCATATTCATATAGTTTCCACAATCTATATAGTTTGCTAGCTGTGTTCATATAACATAAATAGTGTATATTTTATGAAATGTAAGCTAATTCATGATAAAAACAGCGGATTATCTGCCCATCATGTAAACTTTCTACAATATAATATTGCTCCATACCATCGGCACCAAACAGCATATCTAGAACAATACCATATCCTGCATCGCCGTTATCGATGGTCAAGGTTACCAAATCACCTGCTTCATAGACCCGGAAGTTATTTTTTCTTTTTATTGCCATAAATGCCGTTGTATTTCTGTTTTATAAATTCACTAGCATACTCATATGTTGGATTCACTTTATAAATTTCTAACAATTCTTTTGCATTGGTGACACTCATTTCATCCGTTGGTGAAGTTTTATTTTGTCTATCACTCCACTCGATCATATAATACGGTTGATTATTATATGTGCTAAGACCTCTATCAATAACGGTAGCAATGAGAAAACGTGGTTCTCCCAAGCTATCATCCCAGCTACCAAGGATATCTCCTATGTCGTGTTTATATTTCTTTGTCTTGCCCATAGAAATGAAAAATTCCCAATTTTGGTCCAGAGTTTATTTTTGACCATAGCCTTTTTTATCCCATCACGATAGTTTCATAGAGACTTATATTTCGGTTGCATATCAGAGGGATAGGGAGGGGAGGGGGGACTCCCTCCATGCCTTAGCAAAAAAACTTTTGTAACCGCTTTCAAACTTTCGCTGCTTTGTTTTATGCAACAGCTCAGGCAAGGTAAAGAAAATACTTTGACCAATGTTCCTATACATTCTATCCCATTCATCTGGGATGATCAACCCTTGCTCTGTCAAATGTGTCACAGCTTTTGTCACAGCTGTGTAAGCATAGACAAGATCAAACAGTCTATCCAACTCATGTGCCTTATGCAAGTGCAGATAGTTATCAGCAGCAAAGGAGATACGCTTACCAGTGAAGCTCCATAGATTGTTTAGTCTATGAAGTGTCAAGGCAACCTTGTCTATCTCATGCTGGATGTTCTCATTAACCATATGTCCATCCTATCTCCCTCCGAGGTGGAAGGCAACAACAATCTTTTTATTTGACTCCCCTACGCAGGCATGATATAATAGTGTCAGCCCCCCGCCCGAAAGGGCGGCTATTATAGCTCACCCAATCGGGGAAGTCAACAACTATCTTAATACTCCCCAAGGTAACGGCGCTCCGCAGCGCACTCGCGCTCGTAGTCCGCACGGTCTTCCTCCGCACGGTCGTAGCCCTCACGCTCCGCGTCCGTGAGCGTGTCAAGGTCAGGCACGCGCACCTTGCCCGATGCGTTGCACTCGCGGCACGCAACATCGTGCTTGCCATTGAAATAAGCCTCGCGCTCCTCCTCATCGTCGAAGAGGTCATAGAACTCACTCTCGGTAAAACCGTTGGAAAAAGACTCAGGATCGTGCTTGCCGTTGCCCTCGCAACGCTCGCAAATCTCCCACTTGGTAGACACACTGATCTCCTGAAGCTCGTCGCCCACGCGAATCTCAATCGTCATTTCGTTCTTGGTCATAGCGGTATTATTTCACAGGTCAGGTCCACACACAAGCGTTTATTTATTTTTGCCACGCTGCGCTTTTAGCTTGACTCGCCACTACACATGGGGTATAATACCAGCCGCGCCTCTGGCGCGGGGGGCTAGTATAGCAAACCCCCCAACGCCTGTCAACTAATATTCGTTCATGTACATATCCACCAGATCGTCGTGGATGTCGCCGTCCGTTTCCTCCCGGTCGTCCACCCTGCCGAACTCCTGTTCATCGTTGAACGCTTCCGCGCAGTCCAAGCACATCAGCTTGCCACCGTCAACAATGCACTGCCCGTGCAGCTTCACACCACAGTCGTCGCAGTTCTTGGTCATGGTGATATTATAGCTTTTTTTCTCTGAAGGAATCAACTACTAACGGCACATCTTTTTTCCCTGCTGCCGCTCGCAACGCTTCACCCACCGCTTCAGGTAACGCTTGGCACCCTTCGTGCAGAGCCACATCTCGCTGCGCCGAATCTTCGTGAGCTTGTTCATGGGGATATTATACAGGAAAGCTGGGACGTTTGGAAGCCCTTATCTTTTTTTTTCTTTTCTCTTGCTTTTGTTTCCAGACCTGATATAATGCCAGCCGCGCCAAAGGCGCGGGGGCTAGCTTATCACTAACCCCCGGCCTTGTCAAGCTATTAGTTGTCCAGCGTCCACGTTTCAGTAGTCTCAACCTTTCGCGTGCGGATCATGCGAAAGACGTTGACATTGAGAGTGAAGTGGAGAATCTGATCCTCCACCTTGCAGGCAATCTCGTTGCCAACCACCACCGGGTTTTCCAGCACCACGCCAGCATCCGTGACGTAGAACATACGCTGACCGTTGGACCGCTTGTAGCTGTTGAGCTTCGCCGCGATATCAGAGGAGGTAGCCATGTTTTTTTTCTTCCTTTACAGCGGGTTAACTGCGAGGGATATTATACAGCGGGTTTCTACTGCGTGTCAAACTTCCTTTTCATCGACGGCAGTGTGAACGTTGCCGTCCCCGTCGATATACCAACAATCATCGCACAGGTCCATGTAAAAGACCTTGCCACTGAACCGGCTGACGCGGGACACCGTGAACCCCATGTTAGCAGGGATCTCCGTGTTGCACTCGTAGCACTTGCAGGTTTCGTCGTTCATGGCGGTTATTATCTCACAGGTTGCTAGGCAGGGTCAACATCTTCTTTTTCTTTTCTTTCCGCTTGACACAAAAGGAAATCTGGATCCGCCCGATGGACAGGAAGTAAAGACCGCCAACCCGCTTTGCCTTGATCAACTTGGTCATGTGCCTATTCTACAGGAAGATGGGGACGCACACAAGGGGGGGAACGCTTTTTCTTTTTTTCTTTTTGTTGTTGCTTTTCTTTTTTAGGTATGCTAAAATACCAGCCGCGCCACAGGCGCGGGCGGCTTGCACCAACCGTGCCAATGGCTTTCTATATATCAGAAACCAAAAGCAAAGCCAACCCACAGCAAAGAATAAATAAATGCGAACATGAAAACAACGGTCAGGAAATCCTTGACAACCGCAAGCTGCATCTGGATCTTTTCGTTTTGCATGGACATTATTATCTCACAGACGGACGATGTTTGCAAGGCAACGGGACAGGATTGTTGAAGGGTCATTGACGCATGAAGGGCAAACCTTGGTATCCTTATTGCTAGTCTGCCATTGTGTCAGGCACTTGACGCAGACAACCTTGTGAAGAACAATCTTGATACGCTTTGGCTTGGTCATGGCGGTCATTATAGCATTCCTACTTTCCAAAAGCAATAACGTACCTTGTAAAACGTTCACGCCTAATGTTTTCTTCACAGTTGCCGCAACGATTATAGTTGACAAGGTTAGAGAAATAACCATAGTCGCAAACGTTGCAGTAGCGCCACTTGCTCATGAAATCGAAAGCGGTCTGGGTCATGGCGGTATTATATAGGAAGCCGTGGGTGCGTGCAAGTACCCAACTATTTTTTTTTATTAGTTGCTTTTGTTTTTGACCTATGATATAATGTGCCAGCCGACGCCCGAAGGGCGGCTGCAACCTCTATGCCAAGGCTCCCGCCTATTCTAGCACGGGAGCCAGTGGCCTGTCAACTAGGCTGCAATAATAATCTCGGACGGCGGATCAGGAAGCTGCCCGTTGTCAACCGAAAACGGCAGGGGACGCTGGATCGCGTCACCAACGGTCATGATGTTGCGAACGTGGGAATCAACCGTCCGCATGATGATCCCGCTGCGGATCGTTCCCTCGTTGCCGTTCTCGTCTACGAAAGCATAAACGTGACGGGTCTTTTTTGCATGGGCAATCAATGCCTTGACACTCACCGCGTGACGGTGCCCACCGATCAGGTGGCCTGCCTTGGAACCCTTGGAACGAATCAAGCGACGAAAGATAATCATATCGTTTCCTCTACAGCGGGTTAACTGCCCTGCTATTATACGCTGAAACCTTAGTCGCCGTCAACAATCTCGTCTGCCCAATAGTTCGCGTTAGTGCGAACATCCTTCCGATACTTGGAAAGCTTTTGCTCCGCGCACTTGGCGCAGACCCGTGCAAGCGGGATGCCGCGTGCATCGTTGACCCAATAGGAACCATCGTGCTTCGTGTGGATGCCGTTGCAGTTTTCGTTGGTCATGCGCCTATTATACACCGGGGTTTCTGAAAGAATCAACTACCCGGATGCTTTTTTTTCGTCCTTGACTCTCCCGCGTGGATCGACTAACATGCGCGGGTTTGCCCGTGGGTAGGTGGAATTATTAGTTTTTTTTATTTGCTTTTCTTTTTTGCCTATGATATAATAGCCGCCGGTTTCGGCGGCTTGCAACCCCTGTGCCAACCTGCCCACCTATTCTAGCATGGGCAGGGGCAAGGTGTCAACTAGGACTGATAGATTCCAGCGTCAACAAGAAACTTCTGATACTGCTCAAGAAGCTTGTCAAGGTTACGGGCAGGCTTGACACCGTTATCCGCGAGAATGTCCCGCGCCTGCTGCGCCACGTTGACACGATTAGAAAACTTCATGCCAATCTTTCGACCGTGCGCGTCAAGCTTCAATGCCTTGCCCAAAGCAATCAGGCGGTAGGTCATCACGCTGTCACCAGTGATCATCAGGGAACCGTCAGCGAGCTTTTCGATGGACATTGTTTTTCTTTCTTACCGCGAGTGGACTGCCCGCATATTATAAACCCGTGCGGGCTACGGGTCAAGCATTAAAAGATCTCTGCCTGCACTTCCCGACGACGACCATCCCAAATGCGTGCGATCTCGCCAAACTCATGGATCGCATCTTCCAACGTGGTGACATTGACAAGCTCAAGCTCCTGTGCAATCTCCTCACGGGTCCAACACTCAACAATATAATCCCACCCGCTCACTTCGTAGTTTTCAACCGCGTGCTTCTGCAGCGCCTCTGCAATCTCGTTCGTGGTCATGGGCACATTATTTCATGAAGTGGTGGGTAGGGTCAAGTACCCATTTATTTTTTTTTATTAGTTGCTTTTTGTTTTTGCCTGTGATATAATAGCAGCCGCCGCGCCCTGCGCGGCTGGCACGCTTCTTGCGTTGCCCCCCACCTATTCTAGCATGAGGGGCAAGGCGAGTCAAGTTTTTACTTCACCCATTCCCAACCGGGAGCGG